TTTGATTTTTGGGAAGGTGCTAACTTCAAATTAAAAATCAGAAAAGTTGATGGTTTTTGGAACTACGATAAATCTGAATTTGAACCTGTATCTAAAGTTAAAGAGACAGATGATGAAATTAAGGCAATCTGGTCTAAACAGTTTGCTTTACAACCCTTTCTGGCTGCTACTAATTTCAAACCTTATGATGAACTCAAAGAGAAACTTCATAGAGTAATTAGTGGGTCAGGAACAACTGGTGCCAGCTCCGTATCCCAAGTGGAACTCCCATCCACAGAAGCTACACCGTTGAAAAGTGAAGAAGCGCCTGCTCAATCTTCAATGCAAGGTGATGATGATGAAGATGATACTTTGTCATATTTCAGTAAGCTTGCAGAAGACGAGTAAAACTCTCTCAAAAACTTCTCACTTTAAAGGGGGCATGATTAGGTTCATGCTCCCTTTTTCTTTTGGTAAACCATTATAAATATAAGCATGGCAAGTGTATTAGACAAATTAGTTGACAACCAAGGTTCCAGTTATAAATCGAACTCATGGTATCGTAATAATGTAAAGAAAATATACGATAAAGCAACAGCAAGAAAGTTGATGAATCAAGGTAAATTGATTGGTCGGCCTAGTGTTGGTAGACTTAATCTATTTTTCTATGACCCAAAGACTAAAGACAGACTACCATATTACGATAGATTTCCATTGGTACTGCCATTAGAAACTATCAAAGGTGGTTTTATGGGACTAAACTTTCACTATTTGCCACCAGTTTTAAGATTAAAGTTATTAGAAGAAATGTCTCAATGGTCAGTTAAGAATGACCTTAGCAAGAATAACAGATTTGATGTAAGTTACAATAGAGTATCAGGTATACCATTGATAAGACCTACTATTAAAAAATATTTGTGGTCTCATGTTCGTTCATCATTTTTAAGAATAGATGTAGGCGAGGCTGCTATTGCATGTTATCTACCTGTACAACAATTTAAGAAAAGGTCAGCAGCTTATGTTTATGGCCAAAGTAGAGGAATGATTTAATGGCAATTTTAAGAGGTGGTAGACGAATAGGAAATATGGATATCAGAATTGGTATCCCTAGAGACAAATCATTAGAGAATGTTGGCCAAGACCCGAGATTAAAAAGAGTACAAGGTGGCGATACTCAATCTGTAATGGGTAGATTTATGGGTTATGTTGCTGAGGGCGAAGGCTTTTCAAAACCAAATAGATTTATGATTGACTTCATCTTGCCAAAAGGTATAGATGTTAGTACAGTAGATATTTCAAATGCAAATGGTGACGAGTTAAGAAACCATATTGCTCCATCAATTCCATTTTTAGAAGAAATTAAAGGAAGTCCAACTGCTGGTCAACTTCAAGGTACAAATGTGTCAAGAGGTATTAGAAGCTTTTGTGAAACAATTGAATTGCCAGGTAGAAACATAGACTCAAGAGCATTTGAGACATATGGTCCTAAAAGAGAAATACCATATGCACATAGTTTTGGCGGAACAATCACAGCAACTTTCTATGCAGACAAATATTTAAGACAAAGAACTTTTATGGAAATGTGGCAAAAGATGATTGTTAACACATTGTCTAACAACATGAATTTTTATGATGAGTACACAGGTGGTTTAAGAATATACCAACTTGGTGCATTTGAAGGCGAAGGCGATAGAGATAGAATATCTTATGGTGTAGAATTATCAGAAGTATATCCTAAAACTATAGCGGCTGTTCCGTTCAATGCAGGTCCAGCTACAGACATACAAAAAGTTACCGTTGAGTTTGCTTATCATAAATGGCATAACTTAACAAACGACCAAATAGGAAACTATACTACAGGTGATGGTTTTAGAGTACCAACTGTTAAAGAAGGTAATCAAGGACTATTAGGTGATTTATTAAGTAAGTTACCACCAGAATTGCGTAGAGCAGGTAGAGACGCCGTTCAAGTAATAAGAAGAAATCTACCATTAGGAAGAATAACAGGCGGAAGAGTATTTCCACCATTTTTATAATAAAAGGAGAATATTATGGCATTACCAGTTGCCAATGTGGCAAGATATGAATTGACACTACCAAGTCAACAAAAGCAAATCAACTTTAGACCTTTCTTGGTCAAAGAAGAAAAGATTTTGTTAATGGCTATGGAAGACGGTCAGCCAGGCGCCATGCTAAACGCAATGAAAGAAATTGTATCAGCATGTACATTTGGTGAAATGAAACCAGATGATTACCCTATGTTTGATTTAGAATATGTGTTCTTACAAATAAGAGCTAAATCAGTAGGTGAAATTGCAAATTTAAGAATATTATGTCCAGACGATTTGAAGGACAAACAATATTGTGATGTAAAGGTAGATTTAACAAAAATTGAGGTGCATGTAGATGAAACTCATACACCTAATATTGTTATTGATGAAGCTAGAAAAATGGGTGTTGTAATGAGATATCCAGGTTTAGGAGATATTAAAGGTGACCTATTATCAGGTGACGCTAAGATTTCTGACACTTATGATATGATTGCAAACACTATTGTTGAAATTTATGAGGGAGAAGAGTCTCATACAAATCTAAAACATGATGAAGTGATTGAGTTTTTAGAAGGATTGACAAGTGAACAGATGATAAAACTACAAAAGTTTTATTCATCAGCACCAAGATTAGAGCATAAAGTGATGGTTACCAACCCTAAAACGAAAGTAGAAAGTGAAGTAACCTTACGAGGCCTGTCCGATTTTTTCGCATAGCCCTTTCACACGATAACCTTCAAAACTATTATGAGACAAACTTTGCTCTTATGCAACATCATAAATATAGTTTAGAAGAGTTAGAGACTATGATACCGTTTGAAAGGGAGATTTATATATCATTATTAGTTAATTATCTAAAACTAGAAGCCGAAAAGGCTAGGGAAAGAAGTAGAAAAAAATGATACAGAAAATAAAAAACATGTTCGGCACAGGTTGGTCAGGTTTCAAATATGGTGTATCACAATTATGGCATTTTGTTGAGGTAGAGATACCTGAACTGATATCTAATTGGAGATTAGTACCAAGATTGATGATGATTGCTTATGCTTACGCATTTATGGAAGTTATACAATGGTTCATGGCACTAGAGGCGCCTAACAATGCTCAAGCAGGGTTAGTTTCAGTCGTAGTTGGTGCTGGTGCTGGTTGGTTTGCAATTTATGTAAATGGTAAACCATCAAAAGTTAAGAACAAGGAATAATTAAATGGATATTGCGTTAAAAGACGAGTCAGTAATACAAATTGGTAAAGAGATAGGTCAACAAGTTAGTGGTGTTATAAAAACTGGTACATCATTATCTGTAATACCTCAACGACCACAATTACCTGCCGGTGAGGTTCAGACATTAGACCCACAGGATGCTCCTCAAAATCCTGCATTAGAACTTTTGACGCAAATTCGTGATGGCATTTTAGATTTAGTTGACGCCTTTACAGCAGGCGTAAACTTACAACAAGAACAAAATCAAACAGATTTACAACAAGACGCATTAGACCAAGCAGGTTCAGGTGAAGATGACCTACAACCTCTTGAAGAAGAATCAGGTCCTAGTAGATTTGACCAAATCAAAGAACGAGGCAAAAAAGCCATGATGGGATTAAAAGAGTTGCTCATCAAAGGTGCTCTTATTGGTGGACTATTGGCCATTGGTAAATTTATAGGTACATATGCAGAAAAGATTGCTGAGTATTTAACACCAGTTGTTGATGGTTTTAAAAGAGGTTACGAAACATTTAAAGAATATGTTTCGCCATTAACAGAAACACTAGTAGGTTATTTTACAGATTTAAAAGATGGTCTATCAAAAATAGTAACATTCTTCTTTGGTGGAGAAGGAGAAGCAGGTGACCCAAAACTATTTTTTGAAGGCATTAAAACATTATTCTTGGATTTACCTGTCAAGGCAATATCATTTATTGGCCAAGGTATTACTGCTGTATTAGATACAGTATTGTCGGCACTTGGTATTGAGTCTCAATGGGTAAAAGATTTAAATACTAAATTTAAAGAATTGCCAGATACAGTAAAAGAATTATGGGACAATGCTATTGAGTTTATTACAATTACAATTCCAACAAAGATTACAGAATTTAGAGACGCAGTTAAATTGAAATGGGAAAACTTTGTTGATGGTATTAAAACTAGTTTAGATGGTGCATGGAATTTTATTACAGAAACCATACCAAACAAAATTCAAGAACTTAAAGACGACATGACTGCTGGTATTAAAACTATGTTTAAACCTATTGCAGATTTCTTTAAAGGTATAGGAAGTTGGATATCAAGTGCTGTTGCAGGTATACTTGATACATTACCTATTGGTGATACTATTAGAGGTAAAATTAAAAGTGCATTAGGTATTGAAGAGCCAGAAATGCCAGACTTTTCAGAAACAGGTGGTTTTAATCCTGATAATCCTAACGAAATGATAGCATGGGAGAAAGAAAAGGCAAGAATACAAAACCTAGAGAACGAGAGAATTGCCAAAGAGAAAAGAGAGGCCGAAGAGGCAATAAGACAGGCTGATATTTTGGCAAGAGAAAAGGCACAAAAAGAATTTGAAAAAAACCAGATGAAGATTGAAGCATTAAAAGCAGATAATCTTAATCATCAACAAAAAATACAAGAAGGTGATGAGAGATATGGTCTTGGTAATATGTTCAGTAGAAAAAATGATATTACAAGTAATGAAGAAGACATAAAAGAATTACAAGACAAAAACAAAGTATTAATGCCTATTTTAAATATGAATGGTGAACAAATTGGTGCTATGTTAAATGATGAAGGTTCTAAAATCAATGCTGAGTCGCAAGAAGTTGAATCTGCTAAGAATGAAGGCGCACCAGTTATTATAAACAACACCACTTCAAAAGGTGGTGATGTAACTACAGTTGACAATAGTTATACAAATGTTGATGAGTCAACTACTCCACCAGATACTAGATTAAGTTTATATTATATCAATTAACGCTTTATTTGTGGTATCGCTAATTCTTTTTCAGTAAAGATTTTAAATTTAAGACCATTATCGGAACAATACTCTTTAGCGGCTTGCCATTTGGCCTTATTCTTGATATATTCTAATTGTTCAGCCATATAAGCTTTAGTTTGCCTTTTAGGTTTCTTTGGTGGTTTTGTAAATCGTGATGGTTTAACTTCAATCATAAACTTTTCATTATTACTTGTCTTGATAACAAAGTCAGGAAAGTATTTGTGAAGTTTTTTAGTAATAGGATTATAATATACCACATGAAACTCCTCACTAGACCAATGTTTTACGCTATCCTGTGTATCGCAAAACACCATAAACTTACGCTCCCAAAGAGACCTATAGACAATATGTTTAACATTACCTACATATTTCTTTGGATTGGTTGGTTTGTAAATTCCTTTATAACTGCTCTTCTTTTTCATATAAATATCCCTATAGACAAGGATATTTAGTATATGGCTTCAATCACTTTAGGACAACTATTACAACAAGGCGGTTCAATACTCAACAATTTGGTGAGTGGTAACCACGGTGCTGCTACGCAAGCAAAGGCAGCTTCACTACTTAAAAAGTCTCCATTAGAGGTTGCAGATAGTCAACCAGATGGCCATATGTTGGCAAATCCATTAGGATTTTCTAACATACAGTTTCCAAGAGACCTTGGTAAAGATGGTGGCCATTATATGATGTTTTATACTGTAGCAAACAAAGATAGTTTAGACCTTGACAACGAATTCAATAACAGTATTGGTATTAAGAACAAAATTTATTCATCAAAGAATGAGTACACACAAATAGGTGATGGTGGTCCTGGTCCTAGGTCAAGATATAAAGTTGATACTGTTAACACATACAATATTAAAAAATTAAGAGACAAAAGAGGTGGTCAAGAAGTAGAAATTGGTCAACCTGTAAATACACTAGGCAATCATATTCATACTACAGTTACGAGTGCTATAGCATTGTATATGCCACCAGGTATTAAGGCTGAATATTCAGTAGAGAATGGACCGTCAGATTTAGGTTTGGCCGGTATGGCATTTAAAACATTTAGAGATACAGTTGGTGCCTCTGGTTCTCAAGGACAAATTACTGCCTTTCTAAAAGGCATATCAGGTTTTGCTGAAGACGCTGCTAGAAAATTGGCAGTTGGTGTTGCAGACACATTATTAGGAGACGCTGATACGGCTGGTGCTATTACAAAGGTAACAGGTCGTGCTAGTAACCCATTTACCGAAGTTGTATTTAAAAGAGTTAACAATAGAAATTTCACATACACATTTAATTTAATGGCAAGAAACAAAGACGAAGTACAGGATATTGATAAGATTATTAAAGTATTTAAATATCATATGCACCCCGAGTTAGACAATTCAAGAGGTGGTAGATACTTCAAAGTGCCTAGTGAGTTTGAAATATTTTATGCTTACAATGACCAAACAAATAATTATTTAAATAAAATATCAAGATGTGTACTAACTAATTGTACAGTTGATTATAACGGAGATAAGTTTAGCACATTTAGAAACTTTGATGGTCAAGGTGCCGCTCCTACACATACTACATTAACACTAGCATTTACAGAAACAGAAATTATGACTAAAAACAAAATCATGGAGGGCTTCTAGTGCAAGACGGACCAGTTTTAGAACAAACAATAGATAACACCGGTACAATGACCAA